GTAGATACCATTGTCCTCTACAGCACCCTTCTCAAGGTTGAGGCCAAANGTGTTAATCGGGAGGGCAATCATCGTAGGGGTGGCAGGGGTAGTCCCGTAGACACTCTCTACAATGTAGGAGATTTGTGTTCTTGAGTTTTGCGCAGTCATGTTCAATCCTTTATAAGAGAACGTCAGTTCTTATCGTAAGTATACCACCCAACATTTATAGGAGTGATAAACCAAGGGGAATCTTTGAAAGACCCTAGTTGCTCTGTAAATTCAATCCTTACCAACTGCCCATCGAATACAAGTTCATGTGTTCCAGCGGGGAAAGCAGATAAGATCAGGTTACAGATGTCCTGATTCTCTTTAGGGCCTTTGTTCTCAGGTGTATATACCGATAGAGAGAATAAGCCTTGATAACGATTGAACGGGTTGGAGCCAACTTCGGAAGGTCTACGTGATGTTGGGAATAGGCTACAAGAGATAAAAGGAGTGCCTGTGGTAGGGGTGAAGGATGTATTTTGGTAGTAGATTGTTGGGATGTTTGCTATTGAGGAGAGTTTCACCTCTAAGGCAGACCTGATGTTATTATAGACACTCATTTTTGTTTGGTCTCCTGTAAGGCTTCTCTTGCAAGCCTAGTGAACTCCCTACGGGCTTGCCCCAGCACTTGATACCCAGACTGATGACGACTGCCATTCTCTACAATACCAGCATGAGGGGCACTATTACCAAACACCACAGGACCAGAGAGGTTTATAGCAGCAGCTTCTTGATTTAACCTTTCGACATTCCTAGCTTTGGCAGACGCAGGGTCAGTAGAAGGTCCGGGCCTTTGCCTTGGTCGATCCTTGGAGGAATACCCTTGAGGATTATTAAACCCAAAACTATCNACATAGGCAGCAGTATCTACGGGACTAAAACTTACAGCAGCTTCGGCCATCTTGGACAGTGTACGCCTTTGGAACTCTTCTGCCAATTGTCTGAAATTACCGCTACGCTTGGAGAAGGTTTTTAACTGTGGCATTATTCCCTCACTTGGCAAATGTAACAGATCACAACACCACTAGACATAATCTTCCCTACAGAAACAATCCCTACCCTGTCCCCTGTGCCCGTAATCTCATCGTCAACTTCAGGGCTAATAGCACTCCCGTTAGAGTCTCTGCTACCTAAGATAACCTTACGGTCGCCACGGATGATGTTTGTCCCGTCAATATCCCCAAGGTCATAAGTAGCCATATAACCAATAAAGGGGACGTTTGTGGTTGTCTGTGTGTTAGAGCCAGTAGTAGGGTCGTATGCCCCAAAAGATTTACTTACGAGGGTGAGGGGTTCCCCATAAAGGTTTACAAGTCTCTGAAGGTCAATGGCCCTGATCGTCACGATATTGCCCTTTCGGATAGCCAAACTCACCTTTGTATGTAGCAGGTGGTCTTAGGGGGTTCTTACGAGCATTAGCCATTTGTAGCAGATTAATGCCACCAGCACTAACACCCAAACCACTTCCCCATTTGACGCCCTTAGCACGTAGGTCTTGTGACAAGGCTCTGTAATGTTCTTGTAGGTCTGAATACCTTACACGTAGGGTTCTATCGACTTCCGAGGTGGCAAACCTAGCGAACTTGGCTTGTATACCCTCTGCAATCATAGAACCTGCAAAGTAGATGTTTTGTGCAGTCTGGCCTAATGCAAAGACAATCTCTTCGTCTTGAACTTGCTGGTCGCTAGTATCTGTATCCCCCACAAGGAACCTTACAGAATTTCTACGTTCATCAGCAGTNTCTACGCCAAGAACCTCTGGATCATACGTCCACATGGACAAACTCCTTTAGGGGGATACGTTAGTTATAGGGCTTCAAATTTACCGTAGTGCCTACGCCAAGAACGAAGGAGGCCCATTTGTTTATCACGGATTTGAGACTTCTTACACTTCTGTTTATTATAGGCAGTTTCAGTTGTGGTGTTTGCCTTGACCTTAGCGTTAATACTATCTACAAGGGTGTGAAGTTCTTCTACGGTCATCATGTCCAGACCATCGCCCACTTTCGCCTCTACGGTCTTTTCTTCTGAGTGGTGGAGGAAATGAAGGTCCATGAAGCGTTTAATGATTTGGTAATCAATACCAAGGTCCTGCCAAGGGACATGATCCCCACGTTTGTATTTACGTCCTGCGAACTTCAGGTAGTCCATACCCGGAGGAGTGGACCTTACGAATACAGGTTGGTCAGTTTGAATGTCAAATTGTCGGGTGTCCATTATACTCTCCTAGAGAAAGGAAGGGCCTTTCGACCCCTCCGTAGTATTAGCCGATGATGGTATTGAAGAATACGCCCATCTCTGTGCCTACAACCTTCATGTCGTAAGCCATAACAGCATGGAGTTCTTCTGCAATACCTTCGATAGCCAGATACTCACCAGTGTAGCTACGGATTTCCACACCATACCCCGAAGAGTTGTCCAGAGTGGACCATGTGAAGTTGTAACCAGCAGCAGGGACCATCAGGCCGGGAGCAGCAGGTGAGTAGTAGAGAGCAGCCTTCTTAGTGTTGATGAAAGCGTTGTTCTCGTCCAGACCAGCAGCACCAGTGTTCTCGATAGCATCCGAGACAAGGAAGCGGCTAACCTCGAAGATTTCTGCCAGTTTAGCATCCGTCACCAGCGCAGTGTCAGATACAGTGGCACCACCATTCAGACGACCCAGAATATCAGGGTGGTGAACCAGAGTGTCACGGACATCACGAGTGACAACCATAACATTCGGGCGGAAGCCCCCAGAGGCCAACTGAGCGGCCCGTTTTGCTTCTGTTACGTCGATAATGGGGGTTGAGAGTGTGTAATCGTCCCACTGGCGAACTTCACCAGCATTAGGGGAACCAGAGACACCAGCGTATTCAGTATCCCATACACCATCGGTAAAGTAGGTGGAAGCCCAACGCTTTTCACGGTCAATCATCATCTGCATGGTGAGCATACGGGATTGAGCCGCACGAATATCCAGAGCCGTATCTTCATTAGCAAGTGTCTGGAAGTCGAAGTCTGTAGCCAGTGCCCGCACTTCAATAGCATAACTATCGGTCGAGAGGGACATACCTACACGCTCAGGACGAGTGCGAGGACCCAGAGGCTTCACATTACCCGAACGGTTGAAGTCTTCACGGTTGTAGATGTAGTATTTATCTGTCTGCTTCGACACAGGGACATTAGGGAACACTTGGTCCGCAATGAAGCCAGTGGTGGATTGCAGATAGGCAATGGTGAGGTTAGTAAGTGGCTGGTCGATATGGACCTGAGCCGGAGTCAACATAGGCATATTTTAATTCCTTATCCTATTTGTAGGTTACGCAGCGTTTCCGCCCTTGTAGAAGTCAACCGTGATAAGTTGCCCAGCTACAGCGCCTTCAAGGGCTTTACCCACACGAATGTTTGTGGAAGTTGCCGTAAGGACAACACCATTAGCACCTGATTGGACTTCTGCACCAGCGGTGATGTTCCCACCAGCTTCAACAATAACACGGCCAAATACTGCGACTGTAGCAGCTTCACCAGTGTTGGGGTCATTGAGCAGGACACCATCTGCCTTATTACCAGCGCCCGTAGCAGCTACAGCACCATTGGCACCAACTGTTACGAAACGAAACTGACGCTCACGCAAGTCTGCACCTGCAACGTAGGTTTCACGAATTTGCTGACCTTGAGTACTCATAATTAGTCTTCCTTCTTGTAATGGACTGCGTTAATGAGGTCTTTACCTTCTTTGGTCTTGGCAACCTCTGCATATGCAGCATATTTGTTGATTTTCTTCTCATCGGCAGTTTTAACTACCAGAGCGTCGAGTTTTGCCGAAGGGTCAGCCATGTCCCCATCGGTGTCTGTTTTACCGACTTCCTCAGTCATTTTACCGAAAAGAGCATCAGCAGCCTTAAGAGCAGCCAGTTGGTCTTCCGAAAGGTCCATTCCCATAAAGGATTTGGCTACAGCTTCATCAAAGTTGGGGAGGGTTTCTTTAGCCTTCTCAACCAATACAGCGTCCTTCTTAGCCACATCAGCAGCTTCCAGAGCCTTGAGGACAGGGGCAGGAATAGCAGACTTAGCCACCATCTCACCGTCTACATCAATCATCTCTTCAGGGGCTTTCTTCTCAACACCCTCAGCAGTGATCTTGTAGCCTTCGTCCAGAAGGGCCTTACGTAGACGCTCATTCTCTGCTTTAATTGTTTCTACAGATTTTTCCATATTTTCGTCGTATGCTTTCTTGGCGTCTTCTTCAGACATACCTTTATCTAGATAAGGCTTTAGCTTGGCCTTCATTTCTTCAGTCATTGTGGATTCCTTTTCCTTCTCAATGTCACGGCATTTGATAATAGCGACTTTTGCCAGCGGGTCGTCTCCTGCCATGACCAAAGAGACTTCATCCAATTCAAGGTTATACAGTTCTGTTGTCATTACAGAGACCTTTTCAAAGCACGTCCACCAATAGAGAAGGACGTAAGTAGACCATCCTGAACCTTCTTGAGAGTAGACTCACTAGCCACCACACCAATGATCCAACCCTCACGCTCAGTCTGGATTCCGAGAGCATCTGCCAACTCTTTTGTGACTGGAAGAGAGCCAACAATGTCACCCTCCTTAGCCCCTTGGTGGTTGACTTTTGCTGTTCGACTTTTTAGCATGAAATTGGTGGAGGCTTTAACCAGAGTGTCAGGGCTTACCCATTCACCACTATGGTCCATCGACCTTTCACCTTTCTCAGTGCTTACATATGCCCAGCCCCAGATCACCTTGGCATCCATATCTGCCTTGAGGATGGGGGAGACCATTTCTACATGGCTATCTTCTTGGGTCTTATCTGTCATTAGAGGTGTCCTCTTGAGGGTTCACGTTTTGTTCCCGTTCTACTCGTAGTTTGGCTTGCTCATCATCCCTGCGTCTTTGTAGGATTTCTTTGTCCTTGTCTGTGTCGTAGGGGAGTTTAGCCATTTCCATAAGTCTGCCTACAGTCTCAGGATGCTCTACAATCGGAAGGTCAGCACCATTCAAATTGCGGATGAAAGAACCAAGCTCCTTGAGGTCATACGGAGCAATGTCACCAGCTTTGAGTTTAGGCATAAGGTCGGGGTTTAGCCCGTTCAGTGCCCACAGAGGCTCTATAAGTTGCTTATTAAGGCCCTCGAATAAAACATCTAGGTAAGACTCTAGGGAACGTAGGAATAGGTCTGTTTTAGATTGTGAGAGAGCATAAGAGCCGTTAGCCCCACCACCAAGCATGAGAAGTTCAGCAAGAAGAGAACGTGCAATGTCATGTTGGTATCTCCGAATAACAGGGTCGATATCAATGTTACGAGACCCATTGGACGTAATCAGTTCCAAGTCCATAAGGCGGTTGTTTGTAGGTTTCCCATCAGCATCATGGTAGACATCAGAAGGGAGAAGCCCGTAGCCTTGTTCATTCAGTTTAAGGTCACGGAGGATGGTCTCAAACTGTGCCCGGAGAGACTTCTGATTGTCTGTAGCATCAGGGGAAAGGTATTCAGCAGGGATACGCCCAATAGGGACACCGTGCAGTTCCCGCTCAATGGCAATCACTTCAATCTCTTGTAAACGCTTCAGGTATTGATAAGCTGTGAAAGCGTTACGAAGGATAGAGCGTCCAGAAGGGTCATTATTGATGTTGGTTGTTTTGTAATGGATAAGTTTGTTCACAGGGATGGTAGCACCACCAGCGAGGTAATTCCCTACATCCTGCTTAATACCAAGAAACTCACCTGTCTTAATATTTATATCAAACTGGTTGATGGTCCATTGGGCACGAGAGGCAATCTTCCTTACACCCATACGACCATCATTGTATTTGGAATGCTTTTTCTTGTTAGTTGGGTTGTTACCAGCCCTACGCTTATATACCACCTCAAAAGAGGAAAAACCATAAGTAAGGAAAGAAAGGGCCTCAGAGATATGGTCATCAAACGAGTGTTCCATATCAGAAAGGATTTGTTCTACAAACTGAGCCTCAGCCTTAGCTTCTACAGAGTCATTGGCAGGGACCACTTTGTATTGATTGTCCCTAAGCACCTGCTCCACAGCATACATAACAGCCCCGATAGTGGAGTCATTACTACGCATCTCACGGTAAGTCTTAATGGCCCTTTTGCCTTTAAGTTCCCGTAGAAATTCGTCGGCTTGAATCTCCCCGTAGCGGGTGTTACGGCCCCCTTGGCCTATTTCCATTTTAGCTTTAGGGTCTGAAAGGGGGGTCATATTATACCTACTTTTTGTTGTATCAGGGATTAGATTAGGTATGCGTGGATACCTGTAGCGGTAGTTCCAGTTGCATTAACACGGGTAATAACACAAGGGAAAGTGTGGAAATCGGGGACTGTTAAAGTGCGTGTCCCGTTGGCTGTTTCAAAAGAAACATCGCCACCTGTTGTGATGTAGAGACCAACGGCAAAACCATCAATATCTACCGTGTCAGAAGGTGTTATTGGGACAATATCAGAAGCCATACCCCCCGATAGGTCTACATATTTACTCATATCAAGAGTCCTTTAATTTAGAAAGGTTGTGGGCCGCGAGGTCGGTGTTTGGTGTTATACGCTTTGCGGATACACGGGGGAGCCATCTGCCCGCAAAGGCGTCACCGCCGATCCGTCCGCAGTCACGGCCTGTAACCTTCGAGATCGAGGGCGCATCCATATTTCGTCAAAAACAGACGTTCCGTTATTTCGGATAGTGCGGAACCGGAAGGTGCCTTGTGATATATCAATGCGCTGGAATGAGGGTTCGCCACCCGCAGCATATTCCAAAAACCACGGCTGCGTATCTGCTCCGCCCCTGTTGTTCTGCCAGCCTTGCCCGACTTCAATATAGCCCCCATGTTCCTGCGCGATTACAAATCCGCCCGCATCCAGTGTAAACTTTTCAGAACCTCCGGGATCGGTTTCGACAATACCCAATTCTTTTGTGCGCACCCGCGCATGAACATGCCCGACAACGCCAAATCTAATATTTTCCGATTCGATAAACAGGCGATATAAGGCATTACGCAAACTAGCTTGCAAGGCAGGATCATTACTGCCGCGAATGTCTGCCGCAGCGGTCGGGCTGTGTAGTATCGGCATAGATACAGGCACTGCTTTGTTATGCGCACCTGCTGCCCACCCAGACGTTGTTGCAACCGTGGCCGAGTGCGTGTCTATACCAATAACCTGCATCCAGTCACCGAGCAGCGGAGCCGCGTAGTTTGCGCCCTCTGGTGCCATATCGGCGGCATTCGGAAAGAATGTTCTGAAATAAGTTCCGTCAGGATTAACCGCACCCGCTCCGTCCCACTGATGATTCCCAACATCGTGATTTCCCGGCACCGCAAAGATTGGAACGAGGAAGTTTTCTGAAAGCCTCGGGATATAATCTCCTGCAAAACTGATCCAGCGCCCGCCATTCGTCGCGCTATAATCCTCACTGAAGCTGTTTACATGGTCGCCAGCGAATAAGGCAAAGTCAGGCAATTGCGCACCGGCAATATCCATATCGTCAGGCGCTCCCATACCTGCGCCCCCAACATGAATATCGCTCAACACAACGCCAGTCAGGCCGCTTGGCGGCATAGCACCCGGCAAAGTTCGCAAAGGAAGCCCATCGCCAACGCCGGGAATTGACCATGAGTGTAGTCGTCCGGGACACAAGCCCGAAACCCGAAAGTGATATATATACTCGGAACGGCTAGGTATTTGCACGCCTGCGGCTTCAACGGTTTTACCTGATACAGAAAGAGTTAGAACGCCCTCGTTGGACGCCGTGATGACAACAAGATGAACCTGCGTTGCTGGATCAGGTGGAATCAGTGCATAATGCGCGATCATAGCGGCCAGTATCCAATGAGTCCGGTCGGCAAGGTGCCAGTCAGGCGCTTCATCGCCCAATCCTCAATTTGCTGCGCAGTCAAAGCGACGTTCCAGATTTGTAGGTTGCTCCCGCGCATTGGCGTTGGGCGTGTCCCGTTTCGCGCCGCGCCGACTGAAACTTTGAAAGACCCCAGATCGGCGGGGATAGCCAACCCGG